GGTTTTCCTGCGCTCCTTTACTATTTGCCACGTCCTGGGCTCCTCCCATAGTCCAAACTCGTAAACATTTGAGCCCATATCTAAAACAATAAAATTGTTTTTGTTCTCGTGTATTCTTGAGCCTCGCCCTGTCATTTGCAAGTATAAGGGCAGCGACTTTGTGGCCCTGTTAATTATTACCGCTTCAATGCTTGGCTCGTCGTAACCTGTTGTTAATACTGAGCAATTAGATAAAATCAAAAATTTACCATTTTTAAAGTCCTCGAGTATTTGGCCCCGTTCCTTTTTTGGGGTGGCCCCGTCCAAGTGCTTGGCGCTGTAGCCAGCGGCCAAAAACTCAGAAACCATTTTTTTACTATGTTCAATATTTACGTTAAAAACAAGGGTTTTTTTGCCCTCGGCGTGGGTTTTATACTTGTCAATTACGCCAGCGTAAAGCCTCGATTTATTAAACTGCTCGTATAAAGCGGCGTTATTATAGTCGTTCCCTGTTATTTTTACGTTTGAAAAGTCTTCTTTTGCCGCGTAGGTAATACACGGGACTAAATAACTTTGTTTTAATAGGTCGTCAATTGTTACGGGCTCAATTATTTTATTGTAAACCTCGTGTAAGCTCCTTTGTTTCCCTGTCCTCAGTGGCGTGGCCGTTGCTCCTATAATAAACGGATTGTGCGGGCTGTCCCTATATTTTAAAATAATTTTATCAAATGTTTGTTTGTGGGCCTCGTCAATTATTATTAAGTCCACGGCGGGCAGCTCCCGCCTTGTTAAGGTGTCCACGCTTGCGAGGTAGCAATTATTTTTTATTTGCTTATACCCTGGGGCTATAATTGTGGGGTAAAGCCCGAGGCGGTTTAAATTATATTCAGCTTGGCCTATTAATTCTTTACGATCGCAGATAATCATAACTTTTTTACCCTTAGCAATTGAAAGGCTCGTTAAGGTTGTAAAAATAACCGTTTTCCCCCCTCCCGTAGGAACGCAAAGAATTAAAGACTTGAGGCCCTGAGTAAAAGCCTCACGAATTAAATTAAGGCTTTGGGTTTGGTAGTGTCTAAGTTTCATTAAAATAGTTCTGTTTGGTTTGCGTTATCTCTTTTGTAAATTCCAAGGGCGGTTTGAAAAATTGTTTTTCCCGCTTCATAGTCCACTAAATTTCGGGCTATTTTATCAAGTCTTTGTTTTCCTTTGTATTTTTTAAAATCGTAATCATGAAATAAACACAAATTTTTAAATTCGTTTTTACCTTTGCTTATTCTAACATTTCTATTAGTTAAAATATTAGGTAAATTGTAATTTGTCCAATATAAATGCCGACCGCGTTTTTTTGCAGGAATTAATGGCTCGTAAAATGGAATTACGTTTTCAACACAAAATTTTCCTTTAAAAAAATGTTCTAAAAATATAATTTCTTGATATAATTTCATATCAGGATATGAAGCTTTTGATTTTCTTTCTCCTTGCCCTGTATTATATTTCCTCATTCTGCTATGGCTTGGGCATGGTGGTGAAGTCCAAATAAAATCAAACTCTTTAAAGTGGTCTAATAAATATTGGTGTGCATCTGCATCTATTACTTTATCATTTGGGAACCTTTCGGCGTAAAGCTTGGCAAGTTCTGAATCTAGCTCGACGGCGGTAACCTCTAAATTTATTCCCGCCTCTTTTGCCACCTCGTCCCATTTGTAGCGATTGCCTCCGAGGCAGCTGTAAAGGTTTAAAACTTTGTAATTTTTCATATCTCGTTTTTCTCGCGGTAAATTAAAGCCGTTAATTTGGCTTTACTTGAAACCATTTCTTTAATAATTTCCTGAGCCTCGGGGCTTTTTATTATTCTATTTTTGTTAATTATTACGCGCCCCGTTTCGGCCCTTTTGAATAGTGGCTTTATTATAAAGTAGATTTCGTAAAAATAATTGTTTGATTCCATGAGTTTTTTATTTTTAGTTGGGTGTAGTCGTCTGAAAACTCTAAAACTGGTTCATCGAGGTAAAGGCTGTAATTATTAATGTAATGTTTACAGTGAAATATTAAAGCCTCTTTATTTTTTAGCCCAGGAATTTTTTTTAATTCCTGTTTTTCCATTCCAATTGGGTGTACTATTGTGCCAGGCTCGGGCGTGTAAAGGGCGAAAACTCGCCCTTTGTTGGCCCTTATAAAGTCGACTAGTTTTAAATATTTGGGTTTGTTAAATTCCACAGTGTCCGCTGTCGCATTCGTTAAAGTCATCTTCAAAAAGTTGTGTTTGTTTAAAACTGTTTTTTATTTTTTGGTAGTTAGTACCGTTTTTAAAAGTTCTTTTGCCGTAGCCGTTTTTTTCCGCATTAATAAACCAGTCAAATTTTTCGGGGTGTTTTTCGCTCATTAATTTTAAAAGCGCGGGGCTCCTGTGAAAACAGCCGATACAGTTATTCATATAGGCGAAACGCACGGGCTTATTTTTCCAAAATTGCTCGATTGTATCTTTAAAAACGGCGTTCTCTATTAAAGGAAAAACAGGCTTTTGCCATTCGGTTTTCTTCCATTTATTATTCCCGTTTTTGTGTTTTCCAACAATATGTTTTTCAACCAAAAAGCCGTTTTTATTTGTTTTTTTATTCATATTTTTCGCCCTGGCCATTTCGTTGGCTCTAAATCCTATCCGCATTTTAACAGGCTCACCAATATTTTTTAACCAATAATTAAAAAGGGGTTTTACTTTCATTTCCGTAGTGCAAAATCTTTGCGTTGCGTTTGGTAAATATTTTTTGTCGCCTCTAATTATAATTTTATCAAAACTTTGCCCGCTCGTCCAATGTATTTTTTGGCCGATAAATTGCTCTAAATCTAACATAGTTTTTATTATTGTGTCGTCCTCTAAAGTTCCAATAAATTCCAAGCCCAACCGATCCGAAACCATTTGCCTTATTTTTGCGTCGGGGTAAATACAATTTTTATCGTCAGTTCTTACCAAAGCAAATAAATTATAATTTGCGGGGTAGTTGGCTGCAATATAAGCCGAGGTTTTACCGCCGCTAAGGCTGTTGGCTGTTTTCATTACTTACTTTTTAACTCAGTTAAACACTCATTAAAAAACTCATTAGACGCCTTGTAAGCGCTTTTTATGTCCTTTACGTCCTCAGCGCTTAGCGTTATTTCGTCGCTCATGCTTATTCGCTTGTTGGCGTTGTGCTTGTCCTCCATTCGGTGCAAGTCCAAGTCTTCAAAGTCGGGCACGAGCTCGGCGGGCGTGTCTGTGATCACGTAGCACACAAAGGCTTTTTTTAACTTCCACAAAATTAAGTATCCTTTTTGCTGCCAGTCGTAGCCCGCTTCTTTTACTTTTTTGTTTACGTCCTCTTTAAATGCGGGAAAAGTTGAAATGTCCCAAGCGTTTTTTATGTCAATTATAAAGCCCGCTTTTTTGTCCACAATATCCGCCTCCCCTGTTAACCAAGTTAAGTTTTTGCGCTCCTCGTTTTTTACATAGGGCGCTTGGTGTACTGAGGCGAGCGCTTTTATTGCTTCGTCCTCGTTAATAATACCCTTTTCAAGGTATTTATTCTCAATCCTTTTTGAATATCCGTAAAAGGTTTCTTTTGCCAGCTCCTTAATGTAAGTTTTTGCGGTTGTGGAAAGCTCCCAGGCGTCCTTAAAAAGCTCCAATTCGTTAGCCTGAGCGGTAAGCTGCCCGAGCTTTTCAAGTTTGTTAATAGCCGTTTTTGTTGTTTTGTTGCTTATGGCCTCATATTTTGCGCCCTCCTCCTCAAGCTTTGCCAAGGTGTCGGCGTAAATTTGGGCTTTGCTTTTTGTCTTAGGTCGGCCCATAATCTTATATAGGCTGCTACAGCGAATAATTAATTTTGTCATGTTTTAGGGGGTATAAATGGGGGGCGGGTGCCCCCCGTGTGTGTGTAATTAAAAAGGTACTTCCTCGGTTTCCTCGTCCTCAATTTCGGGCGTTTCTACAGCCTCGGGCGCCTCTTGTTCTTGTTGCCCTTGCCATTTAATCGAATTAATAAGGTTTTCCAAAAATTCCAGTTGGTCGGTATCGTCCCACGTGTTTTTTCCTTTTACTTTTATTTTTTTCATTTCGGGGTATCCGTTGGGCTCATCCATTGTGTAAGCGGGTAAAACCTT